CTCTTATTAACGTTGACCTTGAAGTAGAGTACCTCAAGGAGCTGCTTAACCATCCCAGCATGCGCAGCGGGAACGATAATATCGTCCCCGTACACTGAGACGCTTCCCACCAATCGCTCAATGTCCGCAAGAGTAATTTTATTACCCTTGGCCCCGAGACAGCCTGCTAAGGCTATCGCAAGGAAAATGAGGGATTCCACAGGGAAGGTTGTTGCATTACCCATCGTGGAGTATTTGCGCAATACCACGATCCTACCAACGTTTTTCACATCGATAGGAAGTTCAACTACTTGGGTACGTGTGGCGCGTAGTGCCCTTAGCAGGGTGATGTTACCTCGGAAGAGGTTACCTACGCACTTGCATGTGACCCTATCACTAGCCTCGCTCAGATCGAGCGTTGCTAATGACCCATCAATCGACCCGCGAAGACAAAGCTCCTGGTTTTGAGTCTGATCCGTGAAACGGACAAACTTGCCAACCCAGCTTGACGCTGAACGGGAATACATGTAGTGTCGCACATTCTGCTGGCACCACATATGCACATACGGCTCCGAGGCTATTAACCTTGGTTTCTTATGTGTCTTTTTGACAGTCATCAGCTTCGACATCAGGGGGCTATCCCCTGCGACTCTCATCAAATGCTCGACATGGTCGAGCATAGAGTTGAGTTCAATCGACGCCGATGAGGATACACAATCCGCCCAGGCAGCGTAATTATGGTAGCCATAATCCGCTTCTGGGAACACGGTCTCTAGTCCCAGCGGCCAGTTATAAAACTTATAACGGTTTTGGCCGAACGGGAGGTCTGAGACAGCACCACGTCCGTGCTTGAACCGGTGCTCCGAAGGGTCATATGGACCTAGGGCATCGGTGATCAGCCACGCTATTTTGTCGATGGCTGACAGGAAGGAACTCTGGACTAAGGCTTGTGAAGCCCTGGCGACGATTTCGGGGTCCGAGGCAAAACCTTGGAACACATCCCTTTCGTCGTTCTCCACTTGCACCGATCCCCACCAGGGGTCCGGTACCGGTAGCTCAGAGTCAGTGAGGCAAAAGGCTTCGATCTCGTCGATTTTAGCCTTCTCACTGCAATCGATACTACTCCGCTTAGCGCCGAAATAAATTTGGCGCAGAAATTGAACAGCGGTACCATCAACGTCCTCCTTCAAGCGACCACT